ATCGCAAACACCTCGGGTCAATCTTCACTAGGCGGTCCGAACAAAGCAAACTTAGCAGCATCTTCACAGTTTGCGACTTTACTTGCTGGTGGTAAAGTAGAAGAAGTACCAGTTCAAGTGGCAGCAGCAACACCAACTGCCGCACTACCAGCAGGACAAGTTTCAACAACAACACCGCCGGCAGAAGAAGAAAATCCATTAGTAAAAATGCTTTTAGATTTTGATAAACTGACTGGTGGTAAGTTGGGTTTTGATTCTAAAGAACTTAGTGCTGCCATGAATATGATTGGCAAAGAAATCATGTCTGGTCCTACTTTTGTTGATAACTCAACTAATGTGAGCAAAGCAGGCGGTGATGTTGTCGCTGCTCAAGGTTCACCAGCAGTACGTGATGAGAATATTCTGAATAAAATTATGGCAATGAGAGTTGCATAAAAAAACGCCACCCGAAGGTGGCGTCGCAGTTGATTAAGATAAAGGAGGGTTTAATCTTCTGCTAAAGACTTGAAGTAGTCTAGTTCTTCATCATCAAGATCAGGTGATGTTTTTGGTACAAAATCTTCTGCTTTTGTCTTTGCAACAGGAGCAGCACCATCAAGACCAAGAACTCTGTCAAGTTTTGCCTTCAACACATCATAAGATTTAAAGTTTTTAGGATCAAGAAACTCTTTGAGTGAGTATTCTTTTTTCCACAGTGCTTCAAGTTTTGCATCATCACCATCAAACACTGCTGAAGGAGATTCAAACTCAGACTTGTCATAGTTACGATAGCCTTCAACTTGACGAATCTTGATTTTGAAGTTTGCACCTTCCCAGAAGTCAAAAGGATTCACTGCCTTCTCATCTTCAAATTGTGGATTCATTGCTTCTGTAAGTTTATCAAAAATTTTCTTACCAAACTTGTACAGACGAATCTGTCCTTCATTGTCAGGATTCTTTGGATCAGAAACGATCAGCACATTTGCGATATAATGTAAACGGCGTTTCTGCTTACGTGCAATTTCTTTGTTTGCTTCAATACCAGAGTTCCATAGAACAGAGTTGTACTCTGATACTGGATCTTTTTGATTGAGAGTTGTCAAAGAGTTTTCAATGTACCAACCACCAGGACCTTGAAAGCCATGATCAAAGATACGAACCCAAGGAAGTGCATCGTCACCATCTACTGCTGGTGCTGGAAGAAAACGAATGATTGCCATGCCGTTACCAGCTTTATCTACTTCCGGCTGCCAAAAACGATCATCGCCTTTTGAGCCTTCTGCTGGTGTGTTGATTGATTCAATCGCTTTGGTAAGTTTGTCAAACGAATTGCGATTGCTTTTTAGTTTAGAAAAGTCCATATATTACCTCGTATAAGTTAGTATTAAATTGTATGTGCATCTTGTCCACATGATTCATTATATACTTGTATATATGTGTCGTCAAGTATAGACTGCACGATTTTTATCGTTTTAGCCGTGTCTTTGTGAAGTATGCCGATACCACCAGCCATATTGAAATCATCAATGACATCTTCGGTATCATCAATAAGAATGATATCTGATTTTGCATAGGTAGCCTTCAGTTTACGACCAGGTACGATATTGGCTGTAAAGTCAATGTGGTGCCTTTTCAGCCAAACCTTTTTCTGACGCTTCACTTCATCATGATGTTTATGACCGCCAGAAGAAGAAAGAATTTCTACAGGTATATCAAGTGAAATGATATACTTCAATAGTTCAAGACCGCCTGGATGCCAATCAAGGTTTTCAAAGTTATTACCTTCAACGAACTTGTTCCATTCAAGTGTAATCTTTTCACCGTGTGGACGTTTTGATAGTAAGTCTACATTAAAAACTTCTTTGTATCTTTTATAGAAGTCACATAGAACTCCGTCCATATCAAGATATATTTTCTGTATTCGCATCGTATTCCTTCTTTAGTATGATTTTGTATTTTGTCGGTTCAAATTGTATGAACGGTGTATATTTCTTTATCTTTCTACTGACGTTTGGATAATGAATCGTGTCTGCAATCTTTCTGTCCCACATAGGCACAAAGTTCATCAGGCGATTCAATATGCAAACTGTTTCCAATGAGAGTTCATCGTGCAGAAGCATTGTCAGCAACTTCGGATAATCACCACCTTGCACCATCAATGAATCATTAGGACTGCCTTGACTCATCAATGATGCAATTTCGTTGGTGAATGTATATGTCAAAGACTGTATGACTTTCTGACGTTTGCGATACTCAACATCAGATTCATTGGTCAATAGATGCCCAATCCAAACATTAGAATCATGCACCAAATTAGCAACAATAAAATCACGACCCTGTTCAGCATTGGCAAATCTACGACTCAGTTTGTAGAAATGATATTTGTCTTTACGATTCTCAAACGCATCAATACTCGTACTTACTTTACCATTATACTTAAAGTAATCGTAAGAATCGGAATTGAAATGAAGTTTGAGAGAAGTATATAAACAGAATGCTTCATAACCTGTCATATCGGTAAACGATTACCTTTCACTTTCAACATATTCAAACGCTCTGCTTGCTCATGAATTTTTGATTTAAGATTTGGCGTGATGAGTGTAGCAGCAACCTCAATTTCCAAACCAGTCTCTTTGCAGTGTTCAGCAATAGCCTCAAGATATGTGTAATCTGTATTAGCCACTAGCCGTTCAATCTGCAAAGAGAACTTCATCATTTCATCTTTGGTAGGCATCAGAATTTTATCGCCCTTCGTACTGCGACCAATTATATTTTGCACTACCAAGTGTACCAGGCATTTCAGTTGTCCATGATTTCACCTGTTCAGAAGTCAGAGGTGCCATCGTCGGATACTTATTGATGCTTGACCAGTCAAAGTGAGATTTTACCTCACCTGTTTCCAAATTAGTTACTTTCAAAGATGACAAATCAATTGGCTGGATTTGTGCCAAATCAGCAGTAGTCAATGCAGGAATAGATTCAGTTTTCAACGAACCAAATGGCCAGTTATTGTTTGGTATATTACTGAAGTCAAACTTCGGCTCATGTTTAGGAGGCTCTGTCAAAGTATAACCGCTATCATAGTCTCGTTCAGAATTATATTCAACGACTTCAATTTCACCATTAATTTCATAACCGCATCCTTGTAGAAACTCTTTGAATCGTGCAAAGATATCATAAAGATACAATTCATTGACGTTCATTTCTAGATGGCGTTCACCATCATTTGAATCAAATCGAAATGTAAAGTTGTGCTTGTCATTGTAATCATCATAACTCATAATGTAATCTCCTATTATTTACGATTTGCTGCGTGTGCTATACAAACAATATCATCACTCTTGGCATATGAACATCTGACTGTCAATGGATCAATGCCCTTTGCGATAGCGTTTTCAATATTTGCTGCCATAAGTTTTCTGTCATTCAAACCATACCAACATATCGCAGCAACGATTGAAAGTAGAACCACAGTAATTGATATTGTGGTCGTACTACTCAATCCTTTTTCCATAATCACCTTCTCCTTTTTGTTTAATATGCTCATGTGTTACGTTTTACCTTGTTATAAAAAATATGTCTACCTATTTGCACTGTGTGTTTTATGTTACTCCAAGTTGGTTTCACATAATCAGCATGAAAGAACAATGCACCCTTTGTTGGGTCTTTGAATGTTTCAGTGTATAGGTAAAAGCGTAATGCTAGATCAGTAAGATTATTATACACTGAATTGCTTTCAATTGTCAAGATGTTTTTGTCGATCATGGCTTTTGCTCTCTTGTCGCAGTACCATGAGAATTGGCAAACACCTTCTGCTTTTTGTTTTACGACACCGCAGTATGTGTCAGGAAACATACCCGACTGAACTCTATTATGTGTGACGAATGCTACGGCTAGTTGACCAAGTTTTGGTTCTCTGCCGGCTTCAAAATACATGTTCTGTGCAATACACTCTACCTCTGAACGTGCGTGTGGTGTCAAATCTTCCAGTTGCACATTTGGTGTAACTGGAATACGAATATTGGCTGCTGCATGTCCTACGTATAAAACAAATGCTGCAAAGATACTACAAATTAATAGTGTCAAGTAACGCATATTTTCTCCTATAAGTTAGAGAGATGCCAAAGCATCTCTGGTCCCAATCAGGTAGACTTTTTGCTCTGTGTCTTTTCTGAAGTAATGTTAGAAACGAAACCATTCAAGGCTTGTGCCTTGGCGATGATATCTGCTTCTGAGGGATAAGTTGGAAAGGCTGGGTGATCCGGTATTGCTTGTCCGTTTAGTTTAGCGGACTCTACCTTCACTTGCCATTCATTGATTAGCCGTTCTTTACTGGAATTATAATCTTCCAATAGAAGTTCTTTGGCCATTTTAAGAAGTTCAAGACGAATCTCGAACGGTGTCAGATTACTCATGTGTGTACTCCTGTGTGTGTTTACTGGCGATTGTGTGTGTGGTGCCAGTCTTTTATTTAGTATCTTTTAATCCCAGAGATGACGAAAATACTTACCAAACAAACGCAATCCATTGTCTATACGTTCATAAACTTTGTTTATACCGGCATAATCGCAATGATATGTGTGATTGGGTCCATATTCCATCGTTGATAATTCAGGGTTGTCAGGACACGGAACAAACACCGTATCAATTTCACCCGAACTAAATGCTGATTCCCAATTATCATCAACAAGATGTTCAAAGGCAAAAATCATTTCGTTCAACACCCAATCCCATCGTTTATGGACATCATATCCTTCGGGTTCATTTTCATTGTAGAAGTCAAATACTCGTTGTGAATCCCAATCTTCAGTTGTAGTTGTTCGCATGTATTCAGGTACATCTTCCATGTCAACCATAGGTGAACCGTGTTTGGTATCACGCAATTGTTTTAGCATCGGAAGAATGATAGGTGCCAATGTAGAATCCATTGACCATGTATCCCAGTAATCAATCTTTACATCAACTACACGTGGACGAACGGTATCAAGAATTTTTTTAATTGCTTTGCTGATAGGCTCAAGACGATTTGACCATTTATCAATGATAGGCTCATCATAGTCAATCTCACGCCAGAAGAAAATTTTCTCCAGTATTGTGTATGGAGAAATCCAATGATCACGATAATTAGAAATGTATACTTTCATAATATAAAAATTTGGTGAGAGTGTTTGGTTAATAAGGTACACCCTCTCAAACCCCATCTAGCAATTTAGGCTGCTAGAGCGTAGTAGTCGTCATTTGCGATTACTTATTTTGCTCGGATTACGTCCGTCGCCTTTCGTGTTGCCTTCTCCACTATCTCACCCTGTCGAAACCAGGTCAGCCCCATCAAAAGCACACAATCCCCACTAGAGCCCTCAGAGGTTTCTTTCATCTAGGACAACTATGTGCTTATGGTGGAGCTGGGCGGAATCGAACCGCCGTCCAGAATGCCTTCACTTTGAAGGGATTACAACAATTCCTTCCTGCTGCATTTGTTTCTCAAACTGATTCTTCTTTGCTGCATACCAACCCCATGCACCAAAGAATGTAGTGCCTGGATTCGGTCCTTGTTCTCTCAAATACTGATCAAGTTTTTCATTATATTCTTTTTCACTAAGTTTCATTATTACTCCGTTGTGAATCTAGCAGAACCTTTGCTTGTTCTTCCAGGCTTCAACGGCTTGTCTGACTTTGGTTTCATTTCTGTTTGAAATGGTGCATGTGCTTTGTTATAAGCCATCTTACCTACGTTTTCAGTCTTGCCGTGTCCTGGGAATCCAGTTTTGTTTGTTCCATGTAAGGTTGCTGTTTTTCCATCATGATGTAAGATTGAGTCTTGATTATAATGTTCTCCATGTTTCTTGATATCATGGAGCAACTGTTTGCCGTGCTCTTCACCTTTGCCTTTTGCATGTACGAGTATTGATTTTTCTTTTCCACCTTCCCAATGTCCTTCTACTTCCTTATGTGAATAGCCTTGCGCTGTCAGTTTCTTCTTCAGTTCTTCATGATTCTTTTTATTTTGTTCTGGCGATACTTCATCATGTGGTCGTTGTGAGGAAATAACAGCATAATGCCTACCCTCTTCAGCATGTTTAGCCAGTCTAGCAAGTGGATTGCCTTCATCTAATTGTAAGTA